AAATTCAGTAGGAACCACAAACGAAAAGCCTGCGGTTTCCTGTTGTACTTGTGGAGGGGTAGAATTATCTTGTGGGGTCGGGATCCCCATTCGATCTCTATTTCGTGACAATATACACCTCTTTTTATTATTGTATCACAAGGTTATTAAACTGTAAAGAATTCTTGTCCAGCGCCGACAGTTGCGGCAGATTTGCCAGCAGTCTCGACCTTGGCCCAGTCGTATCTAAGCGTAACGGAAAGCTCAGTTAAATCGTCGTTTCCGTACTCAAGTGAATCACCGTACTTAACTTCAGTAATGAATGAGTTCCACAGGGTCCAAGTCTCCAGCGGATTACCATCAGAGTCTAGCTGTGTGATAATAACTGTGCCGAGAGCGGCTGCAGACTTGGCCTTAGAAATGCTAGTTAAAGTTTCAGAATCGGTGGGGGGAGTATACCCAGAGCCCTGAACGATAGCGGAAAGTGTTGCTGTCAAATCAGGATCGACAGGATCAACCATAGTAACAGTAACTTCGTTCCAAGTAACGTTACCGGGATAATAGAAAGTATGATTTAAATACTTGTGCTCTGCAGCATTAATAGCGAATGAAGGCTTAGATGCTGACTTCGCATACCAAAGCTTGGCTCCTCCTTGAGCAGCTTGAATTCCTTGAAACTCTACAGAAAATCTAAAGTTTCTTTTTGGATCGTTTAGAGAAGAATTCTCTCCGAAATTTTCAGACCAGAATGGCATGTTTTGGGTACTCCTGTTAATCTATTTTAATTAGTGGCGCCGGGGAAAAACCCCGGCATTTTTATTAGTCATCAAATGATGCGCCGGTAGAAGCAACCACGAAGTCAATCGCAATGTACTCGATAGCGCGAGCGGGCTTGACCATAATCTTTGCGTACATAATGTTCTGGTCAATTAGGTCAGCAGTAGTTGTTGTATCGTCAAGGATTAGGCGATAATCTGTGATACCAAACTGAACCTTAACATTTGCAAGGAATGGTTCTACTAGTGACTTGAAGCGGTTCCAAGTCGATTGTACGTTCTGCTCAAACAGTACTTGAGTTGAAAGAATGGATATTTGCTTCTTGAGGTAAATAACCAATCTTCTGACGTTGATTCTGTCAAGCGCAGACTGACGTTCCTGTAGGGTCTTCTGTCCAAAGGCCACGATTCCGCTGGAGGGGAATGAAGCAATTGGGTTAATCTTAGACTCGTATAGCTTGTCTCTTTCCTTGGAGGTTAGTCTCTCGGTCACATTTGTGATTGGGATACCAGCAGCGCCGTCGGAGAGTCCACCACGGTTGAAGCCGGCTGGCGCAAACCATAGGTGGGAAGCAGCCTGTGAGCTAGCTAGAACACCGAGCATTGCGACAGAAGGCGGAATCCACAAGAGACGACCGGTTGACTCATCGCGAGTCTGAACCCATGGGTAGAACGTTGCACCGTACGAAGAGTCAATTCTTCTATCCTTAAGTGACTGAGCGACAGTATCGACACCAGAACCAAGTCTTGCAGAAGCAGAAGATTCGTACTTCTCGTGTGATGGATTGTAAACATCAGCCAAGTCGATTAGGGCCATAGCATCGGCGCGCTCTTCACAGACGTTAATCATGTGAGTTGTAAGTGCGTCGTTGGTTAGACCGGGAACGACTAGCAAGTTCATGTCAAGCGACTCTGGGTCTGCTATTGTATCGACTGCTCTCTTGAGAGTGTAGTAAGCAGAGTTACCGTTTTCGGTCGCACCGGAAATTCCTTCGTTGTAGAACGGATCTGGCTTGATAATATCAAGTCCGTCAAAGCCGCCGTAGAAAGGAGCGGTAAATCTGTCATACCCTGCGTCGAGCAGCGTCTTGTAAGTGCCACCGGCTGTTACTGAAGTGCCGCCGGCGAATGAGCCTGACTCGTAAGAGTATGCGCTCCCCACAAGCTTCACGTTGTCGAGACTGAACACCTCGGCGTAAGTGGTACCTGCGGGTGGTGAAGATGTGTGATCTACACTCTGCAAGAATCTTGCGTCGAGCATTCCGTGCATATCTCCCACACTTAAGTCGGCGCGAGTAGAGGCCGCAGTGCGTGTGTTAGACATACCGAAGTAAGCGTTTCTTGCATCAGCCAATCCACCGTCCGAGGCGCTAGCGCGCAGTCTTACGGCTGGGAACACAAGTGTTCCAGAAACCGCCACAGAGCCGGAAGTTGTTAGTGGGCCGGCGGAATCCACACTTAGTAGTCCGTCGTTCCAGCGAATCATTGTGTCGGAGGGAACCTCGCTAACGGTTGTGATCGCCACTGAACTGTAGCGTGGAGCACCAAAGTAACCGAACGGTAGAGATAAGTGACTAGTCATAGCGCCTTCTCTTACAGCCTCATCCAAGTCAACATAAACGTATTTTGACTGGTTAGGGTAATCACCGTATGTCTTTAGTCTTCTTTGTGTGGAATCCCACTCAGAGTATTGATCTCCGATTAGTCTAGCAATGAAGTTAGGAGAAGCGGGGTCTAAAGTACAGTTGTCAAAACGCTCTAGAATCTCGACACGGTTATCTGTGTCGTTAAGTCTACGAAGCACAACAGAGAATGTTCCGTAATCAGTTGTGGTAGTAGTAGAAGCGCGAATCTTTTCAATTGAAACTTTAACGTTCTTGTGTAGCCACTCGCCGTGTCCGCGACCGATAAGTCTGAATAGCTTAGGCTGGTTTGCCGGGTTCCACCCAGAGGTAACACCATCTAAGTCCTGACCAATAAACCAGCCAGCCTTAGCTTCTTGTCTAGCTACCCTCTTGCTGTGCGGGCCGATTGTCGCAGAGGAACTAAGTGCCAAAGGAAGAATAACAGCCAACTTGGCGCCTGTTTCTAAGCCCGCGTCCCTGACTTCTTGCTCATAAGACTCGCCGAGCCAGTATGGAGTGTAAGAAGCGCTGGGGTAAAACTCACCTTGGTCGGTAACCAACTGTGGGTTGGTGTTAAAGACTTTGCGAACGAAAGTATCTGCGCTATCATCGAAACCAAATTTAATCTTCTTGTTCCAAGAACCAACCGAAGATGTCACTACGGCAGTAATGAGACCATCTGTGCCAATCTCGAATACTTTACCAACACCTTGGGCGGCTGCATCAGAGCCAGAGCCGGCCAAAGTTCCTGAAAGTTGAATAGAGGCTGATTTGTTAACATACCATGTTGCAGCTAGCGAACCAGTTCCGATACCGCCAGAACCAGTACTGAAAGAAGCGCTTGTAAATAGGAATAGTCCGTATGCACCACCGTTGGTGTTTAAGGCTGTGCTGGCATCATGAACTGTTTCCCAGCCGGCTGAACCTGCTGCGGTTGCGTCGGTTGCTTCCTCGCCTAGTAGTCGAATGTATGTTAAAGGAGCAACGTTCGAAGCCAAGAATGCTTTTGCTGCAAAAGTTCCGTACATTGGGGACTGGTAGTTTCCATCTCTGGATACATCACCGCCGCCACCGCCGGGTACGGTATCACCGAAAACTTCAACGAATTCTGAGTAGGACTGCACCTTAATAGGCTGCATTGCTAGTCCTCTGGTCGCACGACCAACAACTACTGGTCCGATCTCATCGGCCGATCTCGGTACGAAAGAATTATCAATTTCGTTGATAAAGACCCCCGGAGATACAAATTTAAAACTTTTTACTGACATATTTGGTTTCCCTCGTTATAAAATGGTATTAATTGATGCCTCAATCATACTTTAAATAGTATTTTGGTTCTCAAAAGGATATCAGGACATCAATAAAAAGCAGCGTTTTAGTTCCTGAAGTTACTTATCGTCTTCAAATAACGTCAGGTTGCCAATGGGTACTGTGCTTTCTTGCGGAAATTGATACTCTACTGTATTTTCATCAACCCTGACAATTGGACGATCATCGTTGATACCCTCGCCTATTAAATAGCCAAGAACTCTGATGCTTATTTCTGTGTTAAACAAGCGTGACTCTTCGTTTAGCGTCGATACGTTGTTGGAATGAGAGAAACTCTGATCGATGAACACTTCATAGTTATGTCCGTTTCTTTTTAATGACAGCGCATTAATCTGTCCTGTTCTTGTAATAAACGGAGCGACCAGATCATTCATTTGTTGCTGATATTCTGTTACAATTTTAATCTTGTACTCGGCATTTACATATACCGGGATCGGGATCGATAAGGTCTTTATTACTATCTTATGGTTCTTTCTTGGGTAATATAGCTGATCTTTTCCTGAAGTGTTATTTCTCGTATTCGCTACCGCTGCAAAGTTTCTTGTCTTATCTTGCACTATTTTCTTTGCGATTACAAAGCGGCCGGCTCTTCCGTTTTTATCGGTAGAGTAATAATGGGCCTGAAATGAACCTTTTTTCTCAGGATCTTTTGTGATTCCAGTTCTTTCGATGCTTATTAACGGCAATTTAAGCGCGCTGTTGTCATCTCTGAGATCAGCTTTGTTTTTTATTTGATATGCTCTTTCGGGTGCCTGCCATAGAACTGGTATTTTGCGGCGGCCTTCATTGGTGATACAGTACAAGTCCAAGTCTTTTTTAAGCCAAGAAGTTATAACGTAATCAATATCCTCAATGGTCGAGGCAAACATTCCCATTTCTTGAAGTGTAAATGTGTTGGAGCCTGTCGGCAGCATTGCAAAATCGAAGTTATCAGGTAGCATCAAATAGTCCTTGTCTGGAGCGCTTGCATGTGGCCACAATTTCAAATTCTTGATCTTTCTGACCAAACAACAATCTCGGCTCTGATAGTTTAACTATCTCATAGTAATTATCGTTATACAAAACAAAATCACCTTCACGGACATATATGTTTTGATCTTCTTCGATTCTTCTTCGGTGAAAATGAACATTAATTTCCCATGTTCTATCAAAACCAAACACATCCATGTAATCAGTAGCAAAACTTGTGTACTCAACCAAAGCATATACGCGAACTGGTGGCAAGTATGTCTTTTCGATGGCTTCCCCGTATAGATCGTGAAAGTTTGTTGTTTCCATATCTATAGAGTAATACAATATCTGCTGTCCGATGACCTTTTCAATAAGCTCATCGTTAACTTGCTTTACCAGATCTCGCTCTTTCTTTCCTAAGAATAGCGGTGGTGGTGGTGCATCGGGTCTTTTCCATTCATCAGCCATTCAATATCACCCCACAAAAATTGGCAATGGAGAAATTTTAAGCACATTTGAGGCCGCGTCCGATAGCTCTTGATCTTGCTTGGCAAGTGCTGGGTATTCGACTTCTTTGAGCATTTCTCTTAGTTTGTCTTTTAACTGCTGTTGCTCATCCTTAGCTTGCGATAATAGTTCGGAGTGGTTTAACGTAACACTCTCGCCTGGAATCGGCATTGTAGTAAACTTACCACGAATCTGTCCCAGCATTTCTTTGCATAATGCTAGACAATACTTGCGAATCCACTGTTTGCCCATTGAGTTGATGTTTTCATACGGAATATTATCAAAAGGAACAGTGTTTAAGTTGTTGACACCTTCTACACCACTGTTGTATGAGCCAGTTGCAAAAGGCTCTAAATCAACTTGGAATCTCACCCATATTCTATCTGTTAGGTGATCTGAACCAAAATTACTTGGTGTTGGGTAAAGTCGTAATTTGTTGTCTATTAGGTCATATGAATAATGAGACGTTCTTGTATAAATTGAATCCTCATACATGATTGCTTGCATTTTGTTCTGCCATGTGGGAATAATCTCAAACGTTGAATCGTCTGCAAACTGACCGTATGTTGAGTAGTTTCCTACAACTCCGATACCACCATAATATCCGTAGAACCTCCACATAGCTCGCGGAGACTTGTAATAAACTTGTGTAATTAAAACTCTGTTGCTTCCTACTTTGCCAGCATAATCAACTGAATTGCCTTCATCATCGACACCAGATGTAGAAGCACTTTGAATGATAGTCTGCAAGTCGTATTCTTGCTGCTTTAAAACAGGCTTAAACGATGCTGAATAAATAGGTATAGTTCCGCCAAATCCTGCGGCTGAAGCTGCTCCGTCACCGATGCGGCGTGAATAACCTAAAGAAAATCTAGGATACTTTAAGTTTGAGCCCGATGGCCCTGCGGTTAGTTCACCTTTATGATCGAAGGTGCCTGTTGCTTGCCCCAAGATAGACGATAAGACATTCTTGCCTTGATGTAAGTTGACGATGTATGAATACTCAAGAACGGCTTCTTCATATGCTGCATATACATTAGATGTTGTTAATTCAATATCTACAACATCACCACCAAGTTTTTTATAAACATACGCAACCTGTGCGGAAGCTCCGCTAATAAACTCTGCGGAGCTTGTATAAATTCCGAATGGAAGGGAAGACGTTACATCCGATGTACTACCGGTTGACGTTAAAACGATAGCGCTAGTAGTGCTCTTGGGCTCTAAATTAGTTGGCATGTACTGCACCTCCTACTAACTAAGTAGTAATTAGACAAACAAAACCCCCGACGCATCGGGGGCTTAAATCAGAAATGATCAATATTTAGTCTTCTTTGGAGACTGCCCTTTTTCTTGAACTTGATTTTCTAACAGATTTTTTAACGCGAGGCTTGGGCGCAACCTTTTCTGCCACTGGTTCTTCTTCAACGACCGGCTCGGGGGCTGGCTCGGGTTCAGGTGCAGGTGCGGGCTCTGGCATAACAACCGGCGCCGGGGCGACTGCGGGCTGAACTGCCTGCTCTTGTTGAGCCTGCGCTCTTTTTCTACGCATCATGCGTTTCCAACTTTTACCCATAACAATCTCCTTATTTATATGATGTTATACCATAAATAGTCTCAAATAAATGAAAGCCCCCTTCCGAAGAAGAGGGCTTTACATTTTTAATGACTGCCTTTAGCTATTAGCTATCAGGAACCGCCACCTTCGCCGGTAAGACCGCGTACGACAACTAGACCGTACATATCTGGACGAACCATCTGCTTGGCGTAGCGAGTCATCACGCCCTTACGGGGCACGA